GATATCTTCTAGCACAGGCATGACAGGCTCTGGTACTATTACAGTAGATAGCACTACAGGATTTTCTTCTAGTGGTACTATACAAATTAATGATGAAATTTTTACTTATACAGGTGTTACCTCTGTTACTTTTACAGGTGTAACTAGAGCTACTTCAAGTACTACTGCTGCTAATCATGCTGTTGATGATGTAGTATCAGAAGATTGGACAGAGAGAGATACTGGAAGAAGTAGTGCAGGTAAATACCGTTTTGAAAGATATAACTTTGATGGCAATGAAAAGATAATTGTTGTTGATGGTACAAATGCACCAACAATATTTAACTCTTCTGTTTCTGCAACTGACGTTAGTGAAAGTTCTGTAGCTGGTTCTACTATTGTAGTAGCATTTAAATCACATATGTTTTATGCAGGTAAATCTAGTACCCTTCAAACATTAGTATTTAGTGAGCCTTTTGATGAGGATGGTTTTAATTCTAGTGATGGTGCAGGTACTATTAAAGTAGATGATAACATTGTTGCTTTAAAAGTTTTTCGTGATGCACTATTTATATTTTGTGAAAATAGAATATTTAAACTAACAGGTTCTACTTTAAGTGACTTTGCAATACAACCTGTTACAAGAAATATTGGTTGTGTAAATGGAGATACTATTCAGGAATTTGCAGGTGACTTATTATTTCTTGGACCTGATGGATTAAGAACTGTTGCAGCTACTGCAAGAATTGGTGATACTGCACTTGGATCAATTACACAAAATGTGCAGTCTATATTTGATGCCAACATTAAGAATGCTGCAATTTTTGATAGTGTAGTTATACCAGATAAAACACAGTATAGAATATTTTTCTCTAAAGAAGGTCAGGCAAACAGTTTAACAAAAGGTATTATATGTGTTCAACGTGCAGACAAGTATGAGTTTTCAGAAATACGTGGTATAAAACCTTCTGCTACAGACAGCCTAGTTATTGATGGTAATTCAACTGTATTACATGGAGATTTTTTAGGCTATATAAATCGTCAAGAAGCAGGAAATACTTTTGATGGAACCCCAATATTAGCTAGGTATAGAAGTCCAGATTTAAGTTTTGGTGATACTGGTATTAGAAAACACATGCAAAGAGTTATTATTAACTATAAACCTGAATCTGCTATTGACGCTGATTTGTTAGTACGTTATGATAACGAAGCTACTGAATCAGCAAGACCTGCAGCATATCCGTTAGACTCTTCATCTGTAGCTGCACAATTTGGTACTGCCTTATTTAGTACTAGTAGTAGTGCTACACAGTTTGTTTTTGGTGGACCTTCACAGCCTTTAGTAAGACAGTCAGTAGAGGGTTCAGGTTTTTCTGTTGCATTAAGAGTAAATGATGGTGGTGAAACTGCACCATATTCCCTTAAAGGGTTTCAATTAGAGTATCAATTAGGAGCAAGACGTTAAATGGGTGCTACATATACAAGACAATCATCTTTTACTGATGGCGATGTTATCACCGCTGATCTGTTTAATAATGAATATGATCAACTTTTAGCTGCCTTTGCTGCAAGTACAGGACATACACACGATGGTACTGCTGCAGAAGGTGGACCAATTACTAAACTGTTAGGCACTTCTATTACTATTGGTGATGCTACTTCAGGCACAGACATTACAGTAACATTTGATGGTGAAACTAATGACGGTGTATTTAAGTGGATGGAGGATGAGGATTACTTTGAGTTTTCTGATGATTTACTTATTGCGTCAACGGAGAAGATTCAGTTTCGTGATACTGCTATCTATATTAATTCTAGTACTGACGGTCAACTTGACATTGTAGCTGACAGTGAAATACAAATAGCTGCTACTACTATTGATATAAATGGTAATGTAGATATTTCAGGTACACTTACTATTGGTGGTGCAGGTATATCAGAAGCAGAATTAGAGATACTTGATGGTGCTACTGTTACTACCACAGAAATAAACATTCTTGATGGTGATACAACTGCTAGTTCTACTACTGTAGCTGATGCTGATCGTGTTGTATTTAATGATGCTGGTACAATGAAGCAAGTAGCAGTAACAGACCTTGCTGCTTACTTTGACGATGAAATAACTGCAATGCCTAACTTAGTTACTACTGCTGCAACTACTGTAGGTGCATTGAATAGTGGTAGCATTACATCAGGCTTTGGTACTATTGATACAGGTTCTAGTACTATTACTACTACTGGATTAATTTCTGGTGGATCATTAGACATAGACGATGTTCTTATTAATGGTACTACTATTGGTCACACAGATGATACAGACTTAATTACTCTTGCTAATGGTGTAGTAACCGTAGCAGGTGAAGTTTCTATGACTACCCTAGATATTGGTGGTACTAATGTTACTAGTACTGCAGCAGAACTTAATATTGTAGATGGTGGTACGTCAGCTACTGCTACTACTGTAGCTGATGCAGACAGAGTAGTAATGAATGACAATGGCACTATGGTGCAGGTTGCTGTTACTGACTTAGCTGCTTACTTTGATGATGAGATTACAGCTATGCCTAATCTTGTTACTACTGCAGCTACAACTGTTGGAGCATTAAACTCAGGTAGTATTACCAGTGGTTTTGGTACTATTGATACTGGCTCTAGCAATATTACTACTACAGGGGTAGGCTCATTTGGGTCACTAGATATATCTGGTGACATAGATGTAGATGGTACAACCAATCTTGATGCAGTGGACGTAGACGGTGCAGTAAACTTTGCCGCTGACGTAACCTTTGCAGATGGTGCAGATATTATTACTGCTAGTGCAGGTACATCTAACTTTCGTGCAGGGGTAAACGCAGGTAACAGCATTACTTCTGGCGGTAATTATAATGTGGTCGTTGGCGATGAGGCTGGTACTGCTATTACTACGGGTGATCAAATAACTGCTGTAGGCTATCAAGCAGGTGCTGCTATGACTACATCCAGTCAAAGTAGTTTTTTTGGGTATCAAGCGGGATTAGTAACTACAGGACCCGGAAACAACTTCTTTGGCTTTAGTGCAGGTAAAGCAAATACTTCTGGCATCAACAATGTAGCGATGGGTAATTTAGCTCTATCCACAAACGTAGACGGAGATGATAACACAGCTATAGGTTCTAATGCTTTAAGAAACTTAGAACCTGCTGATGGTTCATCTTATAACACTGCTGTTGGTTCTCAGGCAGGGATATATGTAACAACAGGCACAAGAAATGTTTTACTAGGTGGCCTTTCTGGTGATGCTCTTACAACAGGAGGCGATAATGTAGCAGTAGGTACTCAAGCATTATCTGGAGATACTAAGGGTAGTAGGTCAGTTGCTATTGGTCAAGGCGCATTATATACACAAAACTTTACGACAGCTACAAACGCTTACAACATAGCTGTAGGTTTTGATGCAGGAGTATATTTAACTACAGGTACACAGAACACCCTCATAGGTGGTCTGGCTGGTGATGCTCTTACTGATGCTGATGGTAATGTTGCAGTAGGATATGCGTCTTTAACTGATAACGTATTAGGTAGTAATTCTGTAGCAATTGGTAGAAATGCACTTAATGCTCAAAATCCTGCTACAGCCACAGATATGTATAATGTGGCAGTGGGTAATAATTGTGGTGAAGCAATCACAACAGGTACAAACAATACCCTCATTGGTGGTACAGCTGGTGATGCACTAACTGTAGGTGGGTCTAATGTAGCAGTTGGATACACAGCTCTAGGTGCAGACACAAAAGGATTCAACAGTGTAGCTATAGGTCAAAACGCATTGGCTACTCAAAATTTTACAACTAATACTGATGCCTATAATGTAGCAATAGGCTCTCTAGCAGGTAGATACCTCACAACAGGCACAAAAAACAGCCTAATTGGTGGTTTATCAGGTGATGCACTTACAACAGGTGATCGTAATGTAGCGGTAGGTTATACCACACTTTCTAGTGATACCGCAGGTAGAAAATCAACTGCAATAGGTTATCAAGCGTTATTATCTCAAAATTTTTCTACTACTACGGAGTCGTTTAATACAGCGGTAGGATACGATGCAGGACTGTCAGTCACAACAGGTGTAAGCAACACCCTCATTGGTGGTCTAGCAGGTGATGCATTAACTGATGCAGATGATAACGTAGCCATAGGTGCTGCCGCTTTATCAAGTGATACTTTAGGTAGTAAGTCTGTTGCCATTGGATACCAAGCATTAAGATTACAAAATTATACAACTGCTACAGATACTTACAACACAGCGGTTGGCTATCAAGCAGGGGCAGCAGTCACAACAGGCACATTTAATACTTTAATGGGTAGTCAAGCTGGAGATGCATTAACTACTGGTGCTTCTAATACAGCAGTAGGTTATGCTGCTCTTAGTTCAGACGATTTAGGTAGCAGATCGGTTGCTATTGGTAATGCTGCACTTTTTTATCAAAACTTTGCTACAGCTACAGATAGTTATAATACAGCAGTTGGAGATAGAGCAGGAAATAATGTCACAACAGGCACACAAAACACCCTGATCGGTGGTCTAGCTGGTGATGCATTAACTGCTGCATTTGAGAATGTTGCAATAGGATACGAGGCTCAAACAACAGACACTTTGGGTAGACGAACAGTTGCAGTAGGCACAGGTGCATTACAATCTCAAAACTTTACAACTGCAACAAATAGCTACAATACAGCAGTAGGTTACGATGCAGGAACATCAGTCTCAACAGGTACAAATAATACCTATATAGGTGCATTGGCAGGTGATGGTACTGATGATGGTCTTAGAAACACAGCCGTTGGTTATTTAGCACTTAGTGCTAACGCTGATAATGATAATACTGCTATAGGAGTAGAGGCATTAAGCGTCACAACAGCGGCTAATAGTACAGCAGTAGGTCAAAAGGCAGGTTCTGCACTTACAAGCGGTTCTAACTGTTTATTTTTAGGTCAAAACGCAGGACTAACAGGACACCCCGGTGGTAATTTTACCACACAAAGTAATGTACTTGTTATAGGTAATGTAAGTACTTCAGCAGCACATGTCCAAGTAGATTGGACAGTTGCATCTGACCAACGTGATAAGACAGACTTTACTGCATTAGACTTGGGCTTAGATTTTGTTAAGGCACTAGCTCCTGTAACATACAAGTGGGATAAACGTGCTAAATATGGCGATATTACAGCAGATGATTATGATCTTGCTGCACAGACACCAGATGGCACTCACAAAGAAGATTGGTTAGACATAGGCTTTAAGGCACAAGAAGTTCAAGCACTTGAAGAAGCCGCTGGATATACAACTGCCGCTAAGAAAAACCTTACTGTATCTACATCAAGTGATGGCAAGCAAATGGGTCTACAGTACAGCAAGTTTGTGCCAATCCTAGTTAAAGCGATTCAAGAACAGAACGCATTAATTGAAGCACTCACTGCTCGTATAGCCACACTAGAAGGGTAAACATGGAACTAATACCAAGACACTTTCCTAACATAGGCGTAGTTGAGGCCCAGCTACCAAAGGACGTTGTTGCAAACATTTGGACAGTGATCAATGAAGCACGGGAAAAACCAGAGGACATGAAGCCTGAGTTGGCTGGTAACATCAGTTCTTCTATCAGGTTGGACTCTAGCTCTCCGTTGCTTGAAGAGTTTGTCACTAAAACAATACCGTCTTTCATGGACAGCCACATGCAAAACTATGGCCCCCCTTGGAGAGCTGTGATGAAAGAAGGACAAGGCTTTACCTTAGAAAGCCTTTGGGTCA